GGAGATAGCGAGCCATCAGCGGGTGCGTTAAGTTCATCGTAAGTGAGCGTGCAGAAAGTATTGTCAACATATTGAGCGGCCTCCAGGATGATTCGGTGGGTCCAAACGCGTCTACGAGTGATGCGACAGGGGAGACATTGACCGCAGCCATAGGCCTCCCCCGCTCGTTTGACGAAGGGGTTCTTACACAACATTACATACGGAACCCGATACGCAGCCTGCCAGCACCGCCACGTCGCCGCCGACGGGAACTCATACGGCGCCTGCCGCCACGGCCGCGCCGCTTTCTTGAAAACCTCCGCATGTGATTTCTCCATTGCTAGTAGTGGAAGTATTTACCTAGCGGCCCCATCCACTTAGGCCGACGCATTGCCTGGTAAGTCTGTGTGAAGGGATTGAACACCCAGGCATCTGCTCCTTCAGGCAGGGGAAGGTTTACAGGTGGTGTCATATTGCCACCGAACGAGGGAGCTATCTGATTACGCATAAACCACATCCATTCAGCAGGCATAATATCTTCGATGCGCTCTTTTACATCTTTGGCCGGTACAGGAGCGTAGCCCCATTTTGTTTTTGCATACCCGACGTCGGGAATAGCCCCGCTTTCCATTTCCCCAGCGTTAGGGTTGGTCCCTGATCGTACAAGGGGTTTATCCAGGATGGTCCCGGGGATACCGGTAATTGACGTTTCCCCCTGGCCGGGAATGAGCCAAGAGGTATTGGGACTGGGCATAGAAGGGTTGGATTGCTGATCCAGTCGTCGGATTTGAGATCGGAGCAGTTGATTTTCCAGTGCACCTCGCTCGAGACTGAGTTGGGTTGTAGCTTGGGTGACGACATCCATTTTTTGTTGAGCTGATGAAGCCGCCATGATGCCTCGAGATATATCTTGTCCAGCAGCGGCGATACCTCCACCAAGACCGCCGGAAGACTGACTACCCACAGAAACAGGAGCGAAAGAGTGAGTGTTAGCACCCAGAGCGAATAGAGGGTGAATACCAGCGTTTTTTGCATCGTTGACCTTCATGGTTATGCCGCGTTCAGCGAACTGCTTTTGCATAGCCATATTTTCTTGCGCCAGTGAATACTGGGCAGCATTTGCCTTTTCGTCCGCTTTGCCTTTGAGCCAGCCGCCTGCCAGATTTGCAGCAGCACCGATACCGGCCGCGATTAAGGGGAGCATGTTAGCACCTCACTTGTGAATAGGGGCCCTGGCGCCGCCGCTTGGCACCAGAGCCCCGTCCCCGCAACCGATTGGCGAACAGGACTTGCCTGCGAGCCTTTCTTCGGATGCACTCTACAATGATCTTAGGATTTTGAAAGCCGAGCCGCACGGCCCCGAACTTTTGACGGTGGAGTGTTGCGAAAGGGCCACTAAAGTGCCCGAGACGAGCAGCACGACCGACGAGATCGCGAGCGCTGCGATTAGTACCGGAGGGGTGATAGAAGCGTTCATCTGAACCTTCGAAGATAGATAGGATTTGATCCGTAACAGGGGTTTGGATAGTTGGCGACACCACTGGGAGCGGTTGGATAGGGCGCAGCATCGTTTCGATAGCGTCATCATTGGAGGACGCGCTACGCCTTGATTTGATAGCCATGGTTGTAGCTCCTAGTGGTGTCACCTAGCGCAGTACGTATCAAGTAACGTACTGCTACCGGTTCCGGAAGAAGCGACCAGGTACCGGGCCTGCGGGGGGGGGGGCGTCTTGGGTGAACCCCCCCCCTCCGGCCCTCCGCCCGGTGAATTGTGACTGGGTGTAGCGGGCGGGTCTGGGGTTGTGGCCGGCACTGGGGCCGGCTCTGGCGGTGAAGAGGGAGCCTGCGGCGCAGGGGCCGCTTCGCGGCCCCTCTGGACGGCGCTTTTGAAGGCGCCGGGTTCGTAGCCGAAGGGATCGAATTGCTCCTCGTAGGGGCTCATAGGGTCCATGTCGTCGTTGACGTCGAAGTCGTCAGCCTCTTCGAACGTCTCAGCGCCCATCATCTGGGCTTCCTGTTTCAGTTTTTCGCTGATGATCATCTCGCGGATTTTCTTGTGTAGTGGGTCCGCAGGTTTGTACCCGATCGGCGGCGCGATCGGGGTGTTCCGGGGCTTCTCGCGCCCGTCTTTGGTCAGGTAGATGCTAGACATCTTTGGCATACAATGGAGGTCCTCCCGACGTGGGATGGGTGTCTCTTCTTTGAAGCTCTGCTTTTTCATGAGGTCCTCGAGGTCGATGGTTGACGTGTCGTGTTTGTCTTTCACGGTAGTACCCCCTACCCGCACCCTTCCCCCTCCTAGGGGGCAGGGCTAGTAAACGAAGGATGTACCAGTTTGGGCTACTAGTCTACGTGCCTGCATACTGTGTTTAGCCATGATCCAGAGGACGTCCTCGGAGGGGACGGCAAAGGTTCTCTCTGTAGGGACGCATTTAACAAAGTCAGCATTGAGAGCAGGATCGGAAGCGAAAATGCGAGCCATGTGCCACATGTCGAGAGCTGTAGTTCGAAATTCGCCCGCAATACTGGATTCAGTTCGTCGGTATTCGTCATAGCGATCCTGATAGCCGAAGGTCCCCTCAGGGGTAGCGTGAGCAGCGTACAGTTCTTTGTAGAGCACTTCCTGTTGACCGATGTGTTGCAGCTCCTGCTGCCAGAAATCTTCCCTCACTCTGCGGTTCCAGTGGCGAGCAAGCCCTTGAGCGTAGATGGTTTTAGGCCGCACAGACAGGAAAGTGTAGATATAGCCGTGTTCCTCGAAATAGCGTCGATACCGATTTGAACGTAGAGCCGCGATCCCATGCCCGCGGAGTTCGCCGACGGGATTTGTACCCTCAGCTGTCTGTAGCACTTCCGAAAATTGGATAGTCTGCCGGCCGCCTCCGAGATATTCCGGACGCTGCAAGCGAGCATCGGAGGACTTAACTCCAAGGTAACGGAGATATTCAACATAGCGAGAGCCATAGCGTGCACGAGCCTCCGCAAAGCGTTGTAGAGCCAGAGCCTCACGTAGGGCATTGATTGTAATGGCAGACGCCGAACTAAGATCAGCCTCAATCTGAGGGAAGGCACTAGTTGCAGCGGTCATCTTATAATACAGCTGATCGACACCTGAAGCTCGGCCGAACGTATAGTTTTCTGTTGTGCCGTCACTCTGTCGAACGTTGTTCTGAGCTGCACCAGTTGAACCAGTTGTACCGATACCGATCACCGGAGCGGTATCACCAATTGGGATGGTTATTGAGGGTCCTTTTTGCTCCCACGGTCTGGATGACGTGAAATAGTCTTTTTCCCAAGAGCAGTGCTGCAACGTTGTAGCAGTTGTTGTATCAGCCCCGCTAGTAAGATCAATTGTAAGCTCTGTTTGGAGATCCTGATCACGGTACCACTCGTTCCAGATCATTGCATATCCGCGAAACGGCAGAGCGGACACCTCGATGTTGTTTACCCCAGGAGGAACGCCAAGATAATCGGCCAAAGTGCCGACAGCAGGACCAGTAGCGAAAGTAATAGTCGGTAGCTCCGTGACATCTTCGCCATCAGGGCCTCCGGTAATGAAGTCCTCGAACTCATCCCAGACGAGACGGTGGGGCACGAACCAGTGGTGAATGCGAACGTCTACTGGGTGCATCACAGGGGTAAGAAGGGGAGAGCAGCGAACCAAACAGTTGGTGGCGTGCTGGACGCTATCGCCTGGCAGCACTTCCGTTAGCCCGACAGGAACGAGCTCCCCCAAGTCGCAAGACAGCAGCTTGTAGTTAGACAGCGAGAATTTAGACCGCTTCATAGTGTTTTCCCTCGTTTGTATATTCTATCTCTGGCTTCCAGCTGCCGAATAGCTGGTCGATTGTACTCGTTTAGGAGACCCTTGAAGATCGTACGCGCGCCATACGCCTTAGTAGCTTCAGCAGTTTGGCGCAGGTGGTACACTTTGGCTTCTTGACGCGCGATAGTTTCCGGTGGCGCATTTGGTTCTCTACCGGTGAGGACGCGAAGGCGACGCGTTAGGTATCTTCCGAGCGGCATTATCTTTGACCCATGACGAAGAGCCGTTGGGACGTCCGGCATGCCTGACAGGAACTCTAGGGTGGACGAAGCGATTTCGTGAACAGCATCCCCGCCTATTCCGGGTTTCAGTGACATACGAGCGAATTCTGGGTGGCGGCCGTTCAGTCTAGGATCATCCTTCGAAGTCATCTTTTTAGTTACGTAGCCAGCAATGTAAGCCGCC